TTACGATACTGCTCGACTTGCTGCGCGGGCTGAATTTGGTTCGGCGTTTGCGCTTGCCCCGGTTGCTGGTAGCGATTTTCCGCCATGAGCATTGCCTGCTGCCCGCCGCCGCTGAATGGCGATCCGTAATTGCTCTGGAATCCGCCGCCGCCACCGTAAGGCATCGCGCCGCCCTGCTGCATGCGGCTGTAATTATCGAAGCCGCCGAAGTTGCCGAAGCCGCCGCCGCCATAGGCGCCGCCGTAGCCTTGTCCGCCGCCGCGTCCGGCATTGTTGAAACGTCCCGGCATGCCGCCGCCGCCGCGTCCGGCAAAGCTGCCGCCGCCGCGTCCGAAGCGCCCGCCGTCGCCGCCGAAGCCTTGTCCGAACTGTCCGCCGCCGCCCATGATCGGCTGCTGAGTCGGAAACCACGGATAAGGCTGCTGATTCTGATCTTGTCCGGGCGGCTGCTGAATGTTCGGATTCGTGTACTGATTCGGATTGCGATTCGGATCGCTCGAATACTGAAAATAGTTCGAGCTAGGGCTTTGATTGCTCATGCCGTAGGGCGAGTAATTGAACTGATTTCCGCCGAAGTTATACGCGCCCGTGTTGCCCTGCTGCATGTCCTGCGCGAGCGTGTTGTACGTGCCTTGCTGCCCGTAATTGTAATTCTGCGGCGCCATAGGCTGCTGATTTTGCGGCATGCCGGGAAACGTGCCCGTGCCGCCGATGTTTTCAGGGAGTTGCCCCCGCAAGTTTTGTAATGCCGCACTCAGTCCGCCGCCGCCACCGCTCATCGCCTGCCTCCATTTAATCTGCTTTGTGCTTTCACGCCGTTGCCGTGAACGAATCCATCGGCGACGTTGACGCGATAGCGTTGATATCGTGAATTAACTCTGAAATTTGCTTCGCCGTTGATCGCGTTGAGCGCCTTCGGCGGCGTAAAAACTACGTTATCCTGCAATCGATTTCGCGAACCGATCTCGACCGTGATCGTCGGCGTGCCGCTCGCTTCGACTAATGGGCGAACGGAATTCGTAAACATGCGCGAGTTGTCGGGCCCGCTGATTTCTTTCGTGTCCATTGTCGCAGGCAGCGGCACGCCGTCGAATGTCGCTGCCTGATTCTGATCGTCAAAGGCTTGCAAGTTGAGATTGCCGCCCGCGAATTGGTCGCTATCGACTGGAATCGATTCGAGATCAATGCCGAGCGGTAGCGGTCCGTCTAGCTCATCGAGTGTGAAACCGGGCGACAAAAATTCATCGATAAGCTGCGTATCGATCTCTGCCATGCTCCACTTGTCCGCCGCCCAATTGTAAATAATCAGCCGATCATTGATCGGTGCCGATGCGCTGGTGCGGAATGCCCAAAGCACTAACCGATTGCGTCGATCAACGGCGCCGCGCATCGAATCGAGTGCGTCGGTTGCCGCGTTTAGCGCGAACCAGTTTGAAACGCGATTCGCTGAGATCTCCTGCGAACGCTGCCCGTCAAACACATAGAAGCCGTCCCATCCGTAATACCAGATAAGCCCGCCGCTCCACACAACGGAATTCGGCGCGGGCGTACCTTTCTTGCGCTCGACTTCATCGAACTGGAAAACAATCGGCGGGCCCGCATAGTCCGCTCGGAAAATGGATTGCTCCATAAAAATGACGGCGTACTCGCCGGGCACGATCTTTTGCACGCGCCCGCCGCGTCCGAATAATTCCTGAAAGTCTGACTGCGTGCCGAGCGATGGAGTCCACAGCTCGGAATTGTTGAAACCGGACCACTGCACGAAATTCGGTCCCACGTTCGAGCCGCCGCCGCCGCCGTTCACATCGGTATCGCCAACCATTACGAAATCGCGAACGGTCGCAATGCGTCTGCCGCGTGGCGGGCTGCCCGCGAGATCTCCGAACGCTATCGATGATGCGAGATCCCATTGCTGCAAGTCGGTCTGAAATCCGGCAGCGATTACCCTGTCGCCGAATTTCGTAAACTCCCAATTGTCCACGGCATAGGGAGCACTCGGGCCCGAAACATCAACCCAATTATTGCCGCCTGCCAGCTCATAGAGCGCATCAACGTCGCCCGCGAAGTTGCTGACCACGCCTGCATCATCCTGCGCCCAAAATACACCGAGCGCGACATTCGCAAGCGCGTTCGAGAATGACGAAAGCGAATTGAGTGCGCGGTAGCTTTGCAGTTGCGGAATCACATTCTGCGCGATCAACGCGCCCGGATTCTGGTACTCGGGCAGATCCGGCAGCCATTCGCCGAACTGCACTACATTTGCTTGCGTGCTCATATCACGCCACGCGGGTTGCCGTAAGCCTGTTTCGGGAAGCCGCCGAAGCGCTTGCGATTTTCGTGCTTGTTCTGCTTCTCGATCACGCGATCATATTTGGCCGCGTAGCGATCTTCGAGCACATCTTCTTGAATGTATTCGCACGCTACTCGCAGCGTCGCATACAGATAAATGTCGAAGTGGTTTACCAAAATCCAGTTAGTGTCGGGATCGGCAGTGAGCGCCGGGAAGCGCGCCCAATAATTGATATCGATATCGACCGGATCTGCCACGGTGCCCGGTCCAGTAATGGTCATTTGGAATGTCGCGCCCGCAAGCAGCGGGGATGCGTTGTTGCCTTCGAGCGTGAAAAACTGCCCGGCGCGTGAATCTTCCCATGCGCGCCCTTCGCGAATCGCCTGCGGAGTTTGGTACTCGATGCGGCGAATGTTGTCATCGATGAACGGGTTTCGCGCTTCGAGAAAATCATCGGGCAGATCTTGCGAGCGCCCGGTAAATGTCAGCGTTGCTTTCGCTTCTTGAATGGCAAAACGGAAATCGCGTGCGATCTCCGATTCGGAGATCAACAAAATCTCGGTGAAGTCCGAGCCGGTCACGGCAACGTCATCGCGTGCGAGCCACGCATCGACGGACGTTTTGAGTTGTCCTAATGTGCTCACAATAGTTTCCCGTAAACGCCGCGCTGGTGCCCGGTGCGAAGTTTGCAATTGTCGCGACTGTTCAACTTCATTACTTCAAAAGTTGACCAAGTGAATTTATCGGCCCAATGCTCGCGCCATTCTTTTTTCCACGCTTGATACGTGTTAATCGGGATTGTGGCGGCATGCTGAAACGCATTGCCGCGCCCTTGCGCCATACCACGCAGCTTCGCGCAGTGATCGAGAATTTCATCTTCGATGCGCGTAGGTGTGTGCTCGATGAGCGTCAGTTCATCGCCATCGTGATCTATTTCGCAATAGTGCTCTACACCTGTCGGTGCAATATCAAGTAGAAATCGCTGCCCCACGTGTTGCCGCCTGTAATGCGGCTCGACGCTCTGCCCTTCGATTTGTCGCTGTCGGTGGAATCGCTTCTGCCGCGACTTCGGGCTCAGAGTCATCGAGCGTGTCATCGGCTGCGGGCGAGTCCGCTATGGGCGGCACTGCTTCTGACTCTGCTTCGGACATGCGCAAAGCTACTGCTTCACGCGCCTTGTTTCTTTCGTTTTCTTCCGAAGGGTCACGTGGCTTGAACTGTGGAGCGCAGAGTGTAGCTTCTCGATAGTTGAGATAATCGAGCGGGCGGGAAGCGGGATCGAGCGTCATTTCGAGTTTTTTCGTTTCCCACATCACATCGAGCAAAGCGCGCCCGTCAGGAAGTAGAAAATCCTCGCTGATATCGATCACTTCGCCGGGCTGCAACTTGCGTCGCTCCGGTCCGCCGCCCATGTGCAACCCGTTCGTTGCTACACGTTCGTCCATTTGTTTGATCTTTACACGTGGCATCTTCGTTACTCCTGCGGGATTGAATCGGGGCGGGCGAGCCCGCCCCGAATGCCTCCGCTTTAGCGAGTATCAGGCAGTCATCGCGGTCGTTTCGTCAACGTCCGCAACTACACCGCTCGCAGCTTCGTTGTGGCTGGCTACGCACCAGTCAACTAGAATGTGCCTGCGTTCGGCGTCGCCGATCTTCGCGATTGTTTCCGTCTTGTAGCCGTCGAGATACGCGATCTCCCAATACTCAGTATCGAGAATCCAGAAATCCCGCTCACGCTGGAAGCGGTTCGGCACCACGTCCAACACGGTGAAATCTGACACGTAAACATCGACAGCCCCGATAACGCTAACGCCGCCGCGATTGACCGGACCTTGATCCTGTCGCTGCGTGGCAATGCGAGCGCCTGCTGTAAACATGAAGTTGCTGAAACGCTGCTTCACAGTCGTTCCACACATCATCATATTCGGATTGCCGCCTGCGATATACGCTTCGCGCAGCACTTGCAGAATGTTCGTTTCTGTCAGTGCAACAGGCGTCGCCGAATCGACGGCGGCAGTTGTCGGTTGCCCGAATGTGCCACCGCTCAGCGTTGGATCTGCGCCACCGGCACCGCGAACGGTGTTAGTAGCAATCCAGCCGCCGAGTCCGGCTGTGAGTGAAGCGGTCGTGCTGTTGCCCTGCAAAGTCGCCTGATTCAGCGTTGCAATCGCCTCAACATCGCGCCGAAGCTCTTTACCTTTTTTGGCGATTTGATACGCCAGCTCAGATTTTCGGCCCGCTTTGTTGACGATATTCGCACGTCGCGAAACCGCGATGTACTTAATCGAGATTTGGTTGAATACGCCGATCCGTTGTGCCGGATCGGAAGCATCAGCCCCGAAGTCTGCGCCATCGATTGCGGCATTACCCGTATCGACCGCAGCTAGTTCATCGATCTGCCATTCGTGCAGAGTTTGATCTGCATTACCTCGGCCCGCGTTCGCTTGAAACGGGACTTCGGTCGGCGATATATTATAAATCACGTCCGTTAAATCTTCTCGGACGTTATCGCCTTCGGTGGCTAGATCGAAACGATCAAAGTTTGTTGCTGACATGGGATGGCTACCTCATTGCATCATCGTTTCGATTACCCGCGCAGCGTCATCAATCGAGCCAGATTTCTTTGCCCGTTCGCGTAGTCGCGTCACGTTGTCACGCTTGATCCCTTTACCCTTCATTTGCCGCTTGCCCGGCTTCTGCAATTTCGGCACATCTTTTTTGATGCGCTTCACTGCGTCTGCCGCTTTCGTTTTCTCGCCCTTAAATGTCGCAACTTCTTGCCGCAAAACGGCTAATTCAAGTGCGGCAATTACAAGGCGATGATCGAAAATTTCGGAAATTTCAGGCTTCGAGTAACCAATCGATTCCATCGCGCCGCGTGCAATTTGAACGTGGTTGCTGCCAAAGTCGGGGATCTGTTCGCGTAAAGCAATGCCTTCCCTTTCTTTTAACTGCCCCCGATTCTGATTTCGAGTGAATTCATATTGCTGCGCTGCTTGTTGGCGTGCTTGCTGTAATTGTCCGACTCGCTGCCCAATTTCATCGCGCCGAGCAGTCCACTCTGCGGGGTCGCTCTCGCGAAGTTGAGCAAGTCGCGGATCATTCAGCTCTTGTGCAAACAATTGCTCGGCGACGTTGAACGTCTGAGCAGCGACAGTGTGTGCCGCTTCAAATTGCTGCATGTTGCTCTGATAGATCGCTTCGGCTGCGCGCCGGTCATCTGCAAGTTTGCCAGTTTGCCTACGGTAATCAGCATCTTTTTGGTAGCCAGCTTCTAATTCTGCGAGCGTGACCGTGACTTCTTCATCGGCTGCGTTGAACGTGTGCGTAAGCGAATTCTTTAGATCCTCGATTGGAGTTTCTAGTGCTTCCGCCAACTGCGCGAGCGTTTGAATAGTGTCGCCGGTTTCTGCGTCATCGGTTGCGGCGTCATCGACTGCCGATTCGGTCTGAGCATCGTCGGTGTCACCGGC